TTCTGTGGTAAATACTCAAAACTTGGCTGACGATCAAATTACATTGACCGTTGACCAAGCTAACGCATTTGCATTTAAAATCGATGACATCGAGGAAAGACATTCGCATGTTAACTTTGAAGCATTAGCAACTTCTTCAGGTGCTTTTTCTTTGAAGAGAAAATACGATGCAAACGTACTACAAACTTTGTCAGACGGTGCAGGTATTGCAGGTGCTGACGATGCAAGTTTATCAGGTGGATTAACAACTACTAATTCAGCTTTAGGTACAGCGTCTGCTCCAATCAACGTGGAGACAGATGATGCAGGTATCAACCTCATGCTATTAATGGCTAGAGTGCTTGATGATCAGTCTGTGCCAGAAGAGAACAGATGGTTTGTTGCTCCTCCGATCTTCTACGAGAAGATGTTTCAAGCAGGTAACAAGATAGCAGAAGTACAGGTAACTGGCGATGCTTCTTCAAACCTAAGAAACGGACTTGCAACTCCGGGTACACTTGCAGGCTTTAGTTGCTACAAGTCTACTGCATTAAATAGTACAGCAGGTACTGACCAAGTAACATTATCAGGTGTCGCTACAGACGCTTCTGAGAATATTATTATGGCAGGACATATTTCTGCTGCGGCTACAGCGTCTCACATCGCAAAGACTGAAGTGGTACGTTCAACTGAATCATTCTCTGATGTTGTTAGAGGGTTACATGTTTTTGGAAGAAAAGTCCTTAGACCTGAAGCTCTTGTACGTGGCATCATAGATTTTGCTTAGTAGGGAGGATTAACTATGGCTACAATAGATAGAACTCCTAACGGAGGAACTGCAGGTCATCCTGCTAATATCGCAAGACCTTACGTAATGACTTCACAAGTTCATGATACTGCAGATGGTGGTACAGGAGGAGACGTTGTTCAATTGATTGACGTTCCTGCTGATACTATGATCGTTGCAGGTGCTTTAGAAGTTTTAGAAGCAAGAGGTAATGGACAGATTACTTTGGATGTGGGTTTTACAGGTGGTGATGTGGACTGTTTTGTTGACGGTTCTGCATGTGCTGCAGGTTTTACACCATTCTTAGAAGCTGCCGTTGGTGCTTCTGGGTCTAATGCTAGAATTTTAACTTCAGCAGACACTATCGATGCGTTAATTCTCGATGGTGGATCAACAGGTGAATCTGCACTACGTTTTAGAATACACGTAGTTTTGGCAGATATATCTGCTAATCCTGTAGAATCTGCTACAGTTTCAACTGGCACATAAACTACTAAATGATTGGGGTGGGCAACCACCCCCTTCATATATCATGGGGGAAGATTTTTGATAATAAAGGCGAGCAATGTTATTACAAATATTAACCAAAGAAGATGTAGACAAGTGTCTAAAACTTTGCCCAGACATGGAAGATGGTAACAAGACACAACCATTAAAAGGTGTCAAAAAGAATACAGAGTCAATAAAAATTGAAGATGAGGTAAGAAACCTCGTAGCTTCACGGATTGTAAATAATCCATTTGTTGATTCAGTAATATGCCCTAATCGTGTATCAGTAAACTTTTACAACAATTATACAAAGGGTGATTACTATAATAAGCACATAGATAATTTTAAAGCAGAGCCTAAAATAAATCATGTGTATTTTGATTACGGTTTTACAGTCTGTTTATCAGACAACTACGAAGGTGGAGAATTTGTACTTGACAATGAAATAGGTGAAGTACCTTACAAACTAAAAGCAGGTCAAGTTTTATTCTTTCCAATAATATACCCTCACAGTGTTAACAAAGTAACAGAGGGGTCACGAAAAGCATTGATAGGTTGGTTATCTACCAATGTTAGTTACGAACAAAGTTTTGTGTTGCGTAACTTGTATGAAGTAAATGCTCATGCAATAAGTAACAAACAACACAATTTAGCCGTTAAGTCTACACTTGTACAAAACTATTTAAAGAAACAGTGGGGTAGATAAGATGGCATACTTGATAAGTAACATACCACACTTTAAGTGTTGGGTACGAAAAGAATTTACACATAACCACCAAATGTATCATGGTGAATATTTACACGCACTAGCAATAGCCGTGAACACAGTACCAGACAGATGTCTTAGCTTTCAAGTCGTATTTACAGGATGTGAAAGCGATGACGATGAAAACGAACAGAACGTACACGGTGGTGCAATGTGGGCAAGGATGCCGATAACAGCACTCGTTGCTGATATACCGTACGAAGAGTGGCCGCAGAAAATGTCAACGCATTTGGCTCAACCGTGGGATTGCAGTTCACATCATCATTCGGTAATGAAGTTAGATAGAGTTAGTTCTTCTCCGTGGATTTGTAAGATAGACGGAGAGTTTCACAAAGGACAATATCTGTTTACTGTAGACTACACAGAAAGTGACATAGCAGATGATCCTGCACAACACAAACAAAGTCACGTGTTACAGTTAATAGATGCAGGAGATTGGACAGGTAACATCGTTGCCCTACCAAATAACAGAGTGAGAGCAACAAGTCCTGCACTCTGGGAAACTGGCGAAGGACCTCCAGACTTTAGACCGAGCCAGTATATACATAATGCAGAGATACACGAAACTTACCTAGATCCTGCAATAACATTTGATAACTTATACTCGGAGAATAAATAATGCCAATAGTAATAAAACCAAAAAAAATGATGGTTAGCAAAAATGCTACCAAAGGTGGTGGTGGAATGGACATCGCTACTAAAAGAGATGCTTTAGCAGATAAATTTACAAAAGCACTAAAATCTGCTATGGGAGCAGGTAGATTGTCTAATCAAGACATAGAAAGAGCTATAAAAATGGGTAAAGAACAAGCAATGGGTGAAAGACCTAAAAAAGCAGGTGGTGGCAAAGCTATGAAAAAGAAAAAAATGATGGCTAAAGGTGGCACTGCAGGTGGTAAAAAACAAATGATGATGAAAGGTGGCAAAGCCAAAAAGATGATGATGGGTGGTGGCAAAGCTAAGAAAATGATGGCAGGTGGCGGCAAATCCAAAAAGTACATGGCTCGTGGTGGTAAGGCTAGATAGCCATGACCAAGAAACGTGGGAGCATGAAAGGGTACACCATTAAAAGTGGTGATAAACGACCCACCAAGTCTGGTGCAGGGATGACCAAGAAAGGTGTTGCAAAATACCGTAAAGAGAATCCCGGAAGTAAGCTCAAGACTGCTGTAACAGGCAAGGTCAAACCCGGAAGTAAAGACGCAAAGAGACGTAAATCCTTTTGTGCCAGATCTGCAGGGCAAATGAAAAAGTTCCCCAAAGCTGCTAAGAATCCAAATAGCAGATTACGACAAGCAAGGAGACGATGGAAATGTTAACTGAAATTAATTTCATATTGTTTAAGTTTTTTAATAAAATCAGTAATAATTTTTATAGACGTTATGTGAATATGCTACATAAGTCTCAAGGAAGAATCTAGTGTTATCGGCTCTCATAGGACCTATTAGTAGTCTCGCAGGCACTTGGTTTGAAAACAAACTTGCAAAGACAAAGGCAGACGGACAAGCTAAAGTTGCAGAAGCTAAAGCAAGAGCAACCGTTGCAGAGAAAGTAGCTACAGGTGAAGTAGCTTGGGAAGGCAAAATGGCAGATGCCACAGTAGATTCGTGGAAAGACGAATTTGCTTTGGTTGTACTACTTTTACCTGCCATACTTGTGTTCATCCCCGGAATGAGAGACTATGTAAAGGAAGGGTTTCAGATATTGGCAACGTTACCTGATTGGTATCAATACCTATTGTATATAGCTATATCTGCATCGTTTGGAATTAAAGGGGTAGGTCAAGCAGCAAAAATGTTGAAAAAAGGAAAGTAACATGGCAGTAAAAAAGAAAGCTAAAAAGAAGAGTGGCTCTAAGCCAACAAATCCAAAGTTATATGCTAGTGTAAAAGCAGAAGCAAAGAAGAAGTTCAAGGTCTATCCAAGTGCATATGCAAACGCATGGCTTGTGCGTACATACAAGAAGCGTGGTGGTGGATACGCATGAGCCTAACCAAATGGTTCAAAGAAGATTGGCGTGATGTCAAGACTGGCAAGAAGTGTGGTCGGTCTGGCAAAGAAAAGAAAACACGCCCATATCCTGCGTGTAGACCCAAAGCCGTTGCAGGTAAGATAAGCAAAAAAGAAGCAAGTAAGAAAACAGGACCTAAAGCAGTAAAGTGGTCAGTTACTGCATCAGGTAGACGAAGAAAGAAAGCTGCAGAAGGTGGCAGAATACACAGAGGTAGAAAGGTAGAAATGGCATGAGTGAAAAAGAATACTCTAATCAACCACGAAAACCTCAATTTGGAGCTTACTTAAATTTAAATCAAGGCAAAAGAAAAAAAGTATCAGGTAGTTTATACTATGAAGGTAGAAAGTCAAAAGATGAAATAAAACCAAATAAGTATGTTACTGTTAAACAAAAACAAAAAACAAAATCATTAAAAGGTAATTTAAGTTTTGATTTAAAACCACTAAGAGCCACAGTATTTGGAAGCACTGCAACAACAAAGGGGTTGTTTCAAGAAAAAGTACCATTTGGAACATACGAAGGAACATGGAAAAGCATAGAAAATAATATTGGTGGTGCGTTGGGTTATCAGGTTGATGAGAATAACAGAGTCGGAATACAACTTAACAAAACATTTTTTGAAAATCAAAAAGGTAGTGCAAACGAAGTTAATTTAAATTACTCTATAAGAGATTTAGGTGGAGGAGATCTTGTTGTTTCTTTAACAGGCAAAGATCCGTTTAGTGGTAAAAAAACGAAAGCAATGAATTTACAATACAGAGTGGATTTTTAAGATGAAGTATGACGCAGATGAATTTGTAGAAATGGTCGCCAAGCACGAGGGCATAGTTCTTGAACCTTATAGAGACATTTTAGGCATAAGCACAATCGGTATAGGTAGAAACTTAGAGGATGGTGGCATCACGGATGTTGAGCTAGACTACATAGGTAAGACACTTGAAGATATACTTAAAGTAGGTCTTACACAAGAAGAAGCATATTATCTGTGTCGAAACGATATAAATAATGTAGAAAAAGAATTACTCGAAAGAAAACCTGTTGTAAATCAACTTGATTCTGTACGACAGATGTGCCTTGTAGATATGGGATTTAATATGGGTGTTCCTCGTCTTATGAAATTTGTTAAGATGTGGGGAGCTATAGAGGTGGGTGATTTCTACGAAGCAAGCGAGCAGATGCTTGATTCACGTTGGGCAACTCAGGTTGGAAAACGCAGTAAGAATTTAGCAGAAATGATGAAGTTGGGGTATGAGTTTTATGGCAGGTAAAAAACGATGCGAGACTTGCGAATGTTACGACTGCGATTGCGAAGAATGTTCATGCGATTGTCATCACAATGATAGAGTTTCTCCTGATCTTCATGATCGACACGAGAGTGATAAACCAAACACAGAGATTTGACAACATTGACACGTGTCTTTACTTTGCAGAACGTTTAACTAAACAATCAACAATACCATATAAGGATGGCAATAGAAAAATAACGGCTTATTGTAAGCCAATAAATAAGTAAGGGGAATACTATGTTAGCAGAACTTGCAGCGGCAAACGCTGCTTTTTCGGTGATCAAACAATTTGTATCCAACGGAAAAGAACTTTCAGGTTGTGCTAAACAGATCAGTGATTTTGTATTTGCAAAAGAACAAATTGAAAAGAAAGCAAGTAACAAACAAGGTGCAAGTGGTGATCTAGAAGAGTTCATGGCTCTTGAGCAAATAAAAGAAAAAGAAAAAGAACTCAAAGAGATTATGATATATTTAGGTAGACCGGGATTGTGGCAAGATTGGCAAGCCTTTCAAGCTGAAGCACGTAAATCTAGACGCTACGCAGAAAAGGTAAGAGCTAAAAGACGTGAAGAAATATTTGAATACATCACATATACTATAGTATTTCTTATGATAGTAGGCTTTGTTTGTTTGTTAGCTGCTGTATATATAAACCATAAATAGATTGACATTTAGGCAGTCTATCTGTATAATCCTAAAAAGGAGTACCCCATGAAGAAATTAGCCGCACAAGCATTAGCTTTCCAATATCAACTACAAATTGAAAACGCACAAT